TATTCATAAAGATTTTCAATATTTCTTTTGAGATACTTCTCTTCTGATCTTTGATAAGTGGTTTGGAAGCTGCATCTTTATAAACCGCTTCAATACCCATAAGGCCAGGAGTAGAGTTCACCTCAATCATATATGGTTTATCTTTATCTCTGTTTTTGGCAGGAATGAAGTCAACTCCGACAATCATTCCATCCACTGCTTTAGCCGCCCGAATTGATTCTTCTTTTTCTAATTCAGTCAACTCATGTATCTCTGGTTCAGAACCTTGAGAAACATTACTTCTAAAATCATTACTGATAACAGGCCTTTTCATTGAACCAATTATTTGTCCAGCAACAATAATAACTCTTACGTCATAATCTGTTTTAATATATTCTTGTAAGATAATATCTACATACTCATCTTCTCTATATAGTAGTTGGACAATACTGTGAAGAGATTTCAAACTCTCAACCCACATAACACCAACACCTCTAGAACCTGTAGATGTTTTAAGAATCATTGGAAACTTATTTCCAAGTTTCTCTGCTGCAGCTGCAGCACCTTCTGCATGACGAACCAAAACTGTCTTTGGTGTATTAAAATCTTCTCTTTGGAAAACAACTTGGTTATACCATTTGTCACCACAAATGTCATGGCACTTTGTAGAGTTGATGACAGTGTAACCTTCTTCTTCTAGATTATTAATAGTTACCCACCAAGAACGGTTTCCAAGTTTTACTGTAGAACCCAATCCTCTTGCCATAACAAGAGTATCTTTAGGATTAATCTTAAATGGTTTATCGTATTCAGCATCAGACTTCATTGTAGGAAGTTCTGCCTTGCCTTGATCATTTACTGGAAAAGAATAAACTAACTTACTGTCTCCATCAGACTCCATATAAGAACCTTGAAACTCTGCAAGATAACATTCAATACCCATTGATTTCGCAGTCTTACGAATCATAGGCCCTGTCTCATTAGGGTCTAGTGGATCGTCATGCGAAAGAATGAGGAGTTTATACTTCTGTTCTTTTGGTTCTTCTGTAATGAATTGGGAGAATTTTTGTGTCAATTTAAGCTTCTCTTTTTTTACCGATATTGTATTTTGTTTCCAGTTCCCACTCATCCTTCTCTTTAAAAGCGATTACTTTAATTTGAGAAAGAGGTGCTTTAGGTTCAGCTTCACCAACTATTTCAATCAATCCCCAATCACCAAGTAGTCCAGCAATTGAGTTTCGTCTTGATATATCATTCTCATTTAGATTCGTATCCTTGCCATCAAGAGCAAACAACTCCTTAAAATGGACAATATAATACTTGCCTTGTTTATGTAGAATGTGACAAGACTGATATAACTTTCTCTCCTTGCGAGAGGCGACACCAATTCTTGATAATGTCTCACGAACCTTTAGGAAGTCATCTGGTTCTTTTAATTTTACTTCCAGCATCTTTTCTGGATGCCATTCAATTTCATTCATTTTCTTCCACCTTTATTCAAACTATTTTTTATAGTCGTTATCTGTTCATTATCAAGTATCTGAAGAGCGGCTTTTGCTTTTGCATTACTATAACCAAAATACTCTTTTACATACTCTAAATCTTTCAACTTATCTGCCTTTACCCAAGGCGCATATCGCTTCTTCGATCTAATAGTATTTAGTAAAAAGTCATATTGGAGTTTGGTGTCAAGGTGGTGACGTTGATTCATCTCATTAACAAGCATTATGGTGTCATTGAATGGCGCCAAACACTTGTTAATGATAAACGGTGAATATTTCTTTTCCCACATAGGATCATCTGAATCCATCAGATTTTCCTTTGTTTCATTGATAGACTTTAGATAATCTTTTAGTTCATAACTCATTTCCAATTCACCTGTGTCATAACCTCAATCATAAATGCAAGCATATTGATTTCTTGATCAGCGACAAAGGCAGATTTGTAAGAGTAGTCTGCTGTTGCGAGAACAAGATGAGGAACAGTGGAAGGCTGTACTTCTTCATACAGGGAATCGTATACCTTACGGTACATACGAGCAGGATCATTATCTAGGTTGTTTGCAACCCATTTACGAATAGACTTGAAATCTTTCTCTTTAAGGAAAGTTGTTAAGTCCTTCATGTTGGTTTCTGATAGATTAACTAGTATACCACCATCAATCATACCAGAGGCAGAATACCTTTGCAGTTCATTAAGAACTCTTCTCCAATCTGGGAAGTGTTTCTCAACAATACCAGCAACAGCCTTTGGTTCAAACTGAACTTTTTCTTCTTGAAGAATGGTTTGCACTCTTTTGAAGAATTGTCCAGCAAGTTTAGGTTTGTCAGTAGCAGGAATACGAAACTCTATTACAGAGCATCGACTATGCAAAGGGTCGATGATACGGTTCTTGAAGTTACAGGTAAGGATAAATCCACAGTTCTTATGGAACTCTTCAATGAACCCACGCAAGGCAGGCTGAGTTGATTGTGGATTTAGATAATCTGCCTCATCAAGAATCACGAATTTACGATTACCATCCATAGAGACAGTAGAAGCAAAGTTCTTAATCTTGTTTCTGAGAACATCAATACCAGATTCTTCAGAACCGTTTATCATCATATAAGTAGCACCAAGTTCCTCAAGCATTGCTTTTGCAACTGTGGTTTTACCTACTCCAGGCCCACCAGATAGAAGAAGATTTGGAATATGTCCTTCATCTACAAAGGTCTGGAAAGTCGTTTTCAAATCATCAGTAAGAATACACTCACTGATTTTGGATGGACGATATTTCTCCACCCAAAGCATCACATCATTCATAATATATTTCCTTCTGGTTTAGGCAGCTTCGAGAGCGATAAAGTATTCAATAGACTTGTTCACATTAGTAAAATGTGAGATGCCTTTTTGAGATACTTCTACCTTATAATCACCAGAAAGAAGTTTTAGGTTTTCAACCTTAAAGAAGTATGTGAAATCAGATGGTGAGTTTTCACCAACTGTGATACTGAAGTCATTGGATGTATCGTTCTTTCTGTCAGTAACAGTCAAGTCGATAGTACCACCAGCAGTTCCTTTAAGAACCACATCTGGAACACCAAGAACAGCAGATGCTTTTAGGATTTGATTGAAAGTGTCTTGTGTAAAGGTAAACTCTACATCAACACTCGGCATAGTGATTTCTGTCTTGGGAGCTGTCACGATAGATGGGTCACTGAACATATAAGTTAGTTTACTACCACCACCCTCTTCATTAAGTTTTACACTCTTCTCATCGAATGTGAGAGTTGGGTCTTTGAATAGAGACATTGCAGACAAGAACTCGTTCAAGTCATAGATGGCAAATTCATTGTTGAAATTGTCTGGAACAGTTGCCTTTGCAACGATGTTTTTCATCGCTGACATTGTTCCAATCACAGTTCCATTTTTTACCAGAAGATTCTGGTTAATGGTAGAAAAGTTCTTCAGAACTTCTCTGGTATCATTACTAAGTTTCATATCAATTATTCTCCGTTGTATCGTGATTATGAAGTGCCATTATACCATAATGGATCACTTTTAGCAAGTCATTTCTGTTCTTGCCGTCTTTCTTTCCGTATCGTTGACTATATTTTAAAATGTTACCGATACAGAAACCTTCTCCATGGCCCGAGTCCATGATGAATTCTGTTGCTTGAAATCTATTGTGGGAATAGTGTGCAGAGTAAGTTTTATCAATATACTCTTGCAACTCTTTGAGGATTCTATCCTCTGAATATTTGTAGTCAATTTTATCAACTACTGTAGGCTCATCTTTGTTCTTAAAATATTTCATTACAAATCCTCAATTCAATTACACATACTATAACATAAAAGAGCGCCCCTGTCAAGAGGCGCTCTTACAAAATTACTTGATTTTAATCAGGCGAGGCTTCTTTTCCTCTGGAATGATTCTTTCAAGTTCTACGTTCAACAACCCATTTTCAAAAGTTGCACCTTTAACTACCACATCATCAGAGATAGTGAAAGTTCTCTTGAAGGCACGATTTGAAATGCCCTTGTGCAGATAAGTTGTTTCATCAACAACATCACCCTTTTCTTTAGACTTGATTGAAAGAGTATTCTCTTTTGTTTCAATCTCAATATCGTCTTTACCGAATCCAGCAACTGCAATCTGAATTGCATAATTGGTTTCATCCATTTTTACGATATTGTAAGGGGGGTAGTTTGTTGTTGTAACAAGACTATCATCAAGTAGTCTGTCGAACATTCTATCGAATCCGATAGAGTAAGTTTTAACCCTGTCAAAAGGGTCTGTAAGAGCTGTATTTACCATTTTGTTTCTCCTTTAAAAAGCAAGTTACAGTGTGATACCCATTATGGCATATCACGTTTATTTATAAAGTGGTAGTTTTTTGGGCGGAAACTACCAAAACCGTGATTTGCGACACAGAGTAAGCATATTTGTGTCGAACAGGGCGACTTACGAATCGCACCCTATATTATATATACATCCAAGAGGGATTTTTCAATCCCTCTCTTCAATTTTTTTTTATGCAGCATCAGCGTATTCAAGTGCCTTATCAAGTGCATTCAACTTCACCTTACGGTTACGTCCATACCATGATGAAACCAATCGTCCATCATTAGAACGTCCTTGCAAGTGATCTGTCATATTAGTAA